TATATCAAGCCTATTCAGAGGGACGACCTGGCACCTCTACGAATCATGTCGTTCGATATCGAGTGTTATTCGAGTACGGGAGCTTTCCCAGATCCCCAGAATCCTAAGGATGTTGTTTTCCAGATTGCCATGACCACAAAAGAGTTTGGAAAAGAGGGATACATCGACCGCAAGTGTCTGTGTCTCAAGGAGACGGCAGGGTTTGACTGGTTTACAACTGAAAGGGAACTTCTTCAGGCTTTTCAAAAGCATCTCGCAAAGATAGATCCAGACATTATTACAGGATGGAACATCTTTGGGTTCGATTTGGAATATCTGTTAGTTCGGGCGACGATTCACTGTGGGCTTTCACCCGTATGGGGTCGGGTCCGGGGAGAGACTGTTGAACTTGTCGAAAAGAATCTGAGTTCGAGCGCGCTCGGGAACAACATGCTCAAGATGGTTCCCATGAAAGGTCGGTACGTGTTTGACCTGTTTCAGGATGTGAAGCGTGAGCACAAACTTGAGAGTTACTCTTTGAATAACGTCTCCAAGCATTTTCTGAAAGATCAAAAGTTAGATATGCCTCCCAAGGAGATGTTTGCGCGCTTTGCAGAAGGAAATCCCGATAAACTCGGGGAGGTGGCTGATTACTGTATCAAGGACACTGAGTTGCCTCACGCACTCATGGAGAAACTTTGCCAGATTCAGAACCAGGTTGAGATGGCAAAGGCGTGTTGGGTTCCCTTGGCATACTTGAGTGAGCGCGGGCAACAAATTAAGGTGTTTTCTCAAATGGCAAAGAAAGCTCGGGAACTTAACTTTGTTATTCCGACATTCAAGTATGGTTCGGGAGGTCCTGGGGCTGATGGGTACGAAGGCGCGACTGTCCTCGAGGCGCAGACGGGTGCGTACTACAATCCCATCACAGCACTCGATTTCGCATCGCTGTATCCAAGCATCATGTGCGCCGAGAATCTGTGCTACTCGACGCTCGTCATGGACCCCAATTACGATAACCTTCCAGGGGTGACGTACGAGCAGTTTGGACCACACAGGTTTGCGCAAGCGCCGGCACCTTCACTCTTGCCGGTCATCTTGATGGACCTCAAGGCGTTTCGCAAAAAGGCGAAGAAACTAATGGCTGCGGCAGAAGGGACGCCTATGGAGGCGGTTTATAACGGTCAGCAACTGGCTTACAAAATTAGTATGAACTCAATATATGGGTTTACTGGGGCTTCTAAGGGCATGCTTCCGTGCGTCGCCATCGCATCCACGGTTACTATGCGCGGTCGACAAATGATTGAGGAGACCAAGAATTATGTCGAGGAACACTTTCAGGGTGCCAAGGTGCGGTACGGGGACACTGACTCAGTGATGGTCGAGTTTGATGTTCAGGGACGCAAGGGTCAAGAGGCGATCGATTACTCGTGGCAACTAGGCGAACAAGCTGCTGAACAGTGTACGAAACTTTTCAAGGCGCCAAACGATCTCGAACTCGAAAAGGTGTATTGTCCGTACTTTCTGTATTCAAAAAAGCGGTACGCAGCGAAGATGTACGAAGGCAAGTCGAACAAGGATGGGACTCCCGTACTGAAAGAGGATGGGACTCGACTCGTAGTGTTCAAAAAGATTGACGTCAAGGGTTTGCAGGTGGTCAGGCGTGACAGTTGTCCCTTCGTTCGCGAGACGCTCAAGAAACTTTTAGGGATGGTTCTGGAATCGAGCGACCCACGTCCTGTGATAGAATCGGCGCGGGAAGCTGCCCGGGATCTCATGAATGGAAAGGTGCCTATGGAAAAGCTCTTGATGAGTAAGCAGCTTGCGGCGGACTACAAGGTGAAAATGGCACACGTCGAGGTCAGGGACAAAATTAGGGCGCGCGCACCCGGGTCAGAGCCACAACAGGGTGACAGGGTTCCCTTTGTGATTATCAAAGGGTCGGGTAAAATGTACGAAAAGGCGGAAGACCCCGCATGGGTCCGTGAAAAGGGGATACCAATCGATTACGATTACTATTTTAGCAACCAATTCAAAAAACCAGTTCAGGATCTTTTGGAACCGTTGGTGAGCGCTGATCAGATATTTGATAAAAAGTTCATGGTCAAAGCAACAAGTACATCGGAGATGGAAGCGCGCAAAGCATTCCTCACTCGTTTCGGGTTAAAAGTTTCAACAGTATAGATAGTAAGATGGAACAACAGATTCTCGACCTGATTGAGGAGGAGGTGAGTCGCCGAGTCAATCTCAGACTCGTCAGTGCCCTCGAGTTTGTTTCAAAGACGTATGATATTCCAGTTGAACAACTCATGAAAGACTCTGCCAAGGTAGAGTGTACATTTTGTAAAGGTGTTCTCAAGAGTAAGAAACGCTGTATGAAACAGCCAAAGGAGAATGGGTACTGTGGGTTTCACCAAAGTCAGATCCCTCCACCCGTATTGAAACAAATTGAACGTGTGAAAGCTCCTTGGGAAGTCTGAAAGACAGTTAAGGTTCAGAAACCTAATTAGATTAATGAACAAGTCTGCACTTTTGCTGACGAGTCTCGAACGTTTTTTTGATGACCCAAAAAATCACGATCAGTTGTTTGATATTTTGGAGCATCGCAAGGGAATTTCTCTGCGCAAACTCGAGTGGTTTGTGACGAATTACTCAAAGACGAAGCAGGTTACTTATACAGCCCCGAACGGTAAGATGTTTACTGTACACGTGGCATACAAGTCGAGCCTTGACGGGTACAGTAAAAAGCTTTTCGACCCGTTCTGTCGAACGGAGCGCATCGAATTCAAAGGTCTGACTACCACCGTAGCCCAACTCAATTTCATTCGCTGGTGCATCACGAATGGAATCATTGCATATCTCATTACTGAAAAGGAGTTGTTGCGAAACCGCCCTGAAATTGAAGAAGATTGTACCCATAATAGAACAGGTACAGATTGTATCCCTGTGTAATCTGTGTGGTATATTGAGGGTTAAATGTAAGTGAAAGATTCGTCGTTTGTGAATTTAATTTTGAAAAATTAAGGTACCCACCCTGATTGTACTCTTTTGGAGTGAGCCCAAATGAGTACGTATAGATGTTTTTAGATGGTATACTTAGACCGTGTTCAAGCGGCTGTTTGAACGAGTAATAAAGGGACCCCTGAAAGGTACTGAGAATATCCACGTTGTTGAGTGTAATCTTTGCTGTACTAATCACGTCCACGAAATTGGAGTTGCCGGAAGGGAACTGGAGTTGGATACCAGTTGCGATATACTGTGTAGTGTACCCGTAGCTGTACCGGGAGTCGGAATAGCGCCCGTCACTCACATTTTCGTAATTCTTATTTCTGAAAAACCATGCCAGCGTCTGAACAGGGAAACTAGCAGTCAACTCGAGAGTGGGATTGTTACCCGAGAAGGACAGGGTCGACTCCTTTTGAACCTTGGGTACGAGATATTTGAGGGGAGTATTCATGTAGTACAAACGCTCGTCGTCATTGAGGAGAATTTCCTCTGTGATGAGAGTCGGCAAAATAGTTGTATCTGGTGAGTAAATATCCATTTTACTCCCTGTGGGTGCATTGCACCACCATGTATTGGGTTGAAATGTGAAACGCACGTAGAGACGCTGATTCCACATGGCGCACAAGGGAAAGTAAGGACGCCGAAGTCGCTCACGTGCTTTATTGTTTGCAGAGTGTCGCCGACAGAAAAAGAATTCGAGTGGCGTAATAATATCTGAGCTCGGGGTGACGTTGGCAGTTGCAGAGTACCATATGACCACGGCACCCGAACCGCCGTTTCCAGGAGTTTTCCCGAATGCGCCTCCACCCCCACCTCCCGTATAAACAGTTCCATTTACTGCCGCAGTGTTCTGCGCGGAAAACCCTGTAACGTTACTCGAACCGGCACCGCCTCCACCCGAACCACCGGGAGTTGCGAGAGTTCCTGTGATTGATGTATTCGATGCGCCTCCGCCACCACCTCCAAAATAAGACGCCGTGTATGGATAAACAGCGTTACTGAATAAAACTCCTACTCCGCCACGTCCTAGGGTTCCCGCGGTCGTGAATGCAGAGGTTCCCGTACCAGTTGTCACATTTGCACTCCCACCCGCGCCACCACCGGATGCAAAAGCTGTGTTGCTCAAATACGTAAACTGTGCATTTGAAGTGTAAGCAGTCCCGCTCGCCCCACCGTACACCCCTCCGTACCCGCCCGTAGCAATGTACCCGTTAAAACTCGATGAGGTGCCGTTTGGACTTGCTTGCGTTCCCCCAGATCCCACAGTCACTGGATATGTCCCAGGAAGTAAAAATACAGACTGGTTTACGACCCCTCCACCGCCGCCTCCCATTGCATTGTAAATAGTCACGTTTAGACCAGAAGGTAGAATAATCCACTGAATTCCAGTCACAGGGTTGATTGTAACAGTAGATGAGTTGGCAGCCGAGACCGTTCCACTAAATTGTACGTAACGGGAAACAAAGGTGGCTGGTAAACCCACGAGTGCCGCTGAAGCGGCTGGTGAAACTGTAATTGCACCTGTGGTTGTAGGGTTAATCCCCGAAAGAGTTACTGTTGATCCAGTAAACACGTTAGTTCCGACTGTGATTGTAGAAGTTCCTGTTGCGAATGAAGACCACGTGGGTGCTGTATCTAGTTTCAAAGTCACTTCAGATGTAGAAACTGTGGTGATATTTGACCAGGATGGATTTGCTGACCACTTACTAGAAGTGATCGCCGTGTTTGAACCAACGACCGCGCCTAGCATGGACGAAAGGGAAACCGTAAGACTGGTTGGAGTTGCAGGGCTATAGTAAATATTTGAAGAGTTTGTAGTTACATAAAGACCGTTCGAACCAGCGCCGCCACCACCCACCATCAGGAGATTCACTTGCGAAGCTGTGTTAATTGTGAACGTACCATTTGTCGTAAATGTATGTATCGTATTTGATGAAACGTTTGAATTTATGTTGCCTCCAGTACCGATAATAGGCGCAGATACGTTGGACTGTGCATCAACTGCTGCAAAAACGCCGTTTTGTTCATCAGCATCCAGGAAAAGCTGATCGCGAATAATGTACCAATCGTCGTACAAAGTCTCAATGACGGTTTCATTGACCAAGAGATCAATCTGTTTAATAAGTGCTCTTCCGATATGTTCCGAATAGACGTACCCTCTAAGAGCGGGCATCTTCACGTGAAGGTACATGTTTGATAACAGGTGACCCAACTCTGTTGGGCGCAACTCAATTTGAAGGGTATTTCCTTGGTACGATGGGTTGGGTGGTGGGAACGGTGTCACACGTTGGAACATCACAAAGTTTGTATATTGTTTAAAAAGTGACGAAAATTGGGAATTCGTATAGTCGTTACTCAGAAGGAATTCCTCCTGTGGACCTATTGCTGACAGAGCCAGTACGGAACCCTGGGAAAACCCGCGATCCTTTTTGTCGATGTACACCTGGACAGGTGGAGGGTTCCATGCTGTACCCTTATTCAATTCTCTGAGAGGCGCTGAGTTTCCTGTTTTTATATTTTGATTCAAAATTACCACCGCCTTGGGATCATATGTATTTGTTGTAAAGTACCCGGGAACAAAAGTGGTGCTATAATAAGCCTCGTGGATAATAGCGGGAGCACCCTGTACATAGACGGGAACATTTGTCATGGGTAAAGGACTATCATCTATAGTTTCTAGTGTCGCCATGTTTTCGGACGTCACATTCTGAACTCCAGATCTTGTAGTTGCTGTTCCGTACGTTGTTATACCCTGAGTGTACGATGTGACTCTCAAGGGTGGCTTTATTCCCGGGAGGTTTTCTACTATCCATCCTTTAGTAGTTCCCTGGGGTGGAGGTACTGAAAAAATAAAATTAATAACTCCCTGGTTTACTATATAGTACCCATACATAGGAGCACTCAACTTCTGGGAAACAAATTTGACCTGACCTGGGGGATAAAGGATTGCACCTGTAGCGTACTGGATACCTTCAATCATTTGGTCCGTATCTGACTGTATAGTGAATGACCAGAGGTACGAATCGTAATTATCTAGAACTCCATTTACGTTGCTGTACCCAGTGACTTGGATCTGACCCAGGATCCCCGTGATACCTATCGCGGACCACCCAGGAGTCACTTGCGTTGATGTAAGCACGTTTGTTGTTGCATAAAACGTTACCTCTTGAGGTCCAGTTACTTTATAAAACCCACTCACATCGACAGGTGAAAGAATAATTGGAGTTTGTTGTATGGGTGGGACCTGTGGGGCTGTCACGAGAGGTGTAGCTGGAAGGGATGAAGGCTGTGGAACGCCCGCCTCTGTCGCTGGGACACCCCCGTTTCTTTTATGGACACGAAACAGGTCTTGATAGAAATCTATAGTTTTCGTTTGGACCCTTCGTTCTAATTTGAGAATATTATCGAATGTCTCGGACATTCTCTCTACAAGTCGTGTAGATTATTCTTCCACATCTGAGCCACGGGTGTCGCCTTGACCTTTTCGCGCTCTGCAATCTTCGCAGTACACAAGTCCCTCAGTTTGGTCACCTCTTCACGTGTGTACTGATATGTCTTGATATCAAGCAGCTTTGACCAAATAGTCTCGTCGTACTTTTCACGCTGAAGCTGACTCTCGATCTGAGCTAGTGGGGTGTTGAACACGTGTATCTTTGGTGTGACAGCTACGTCACTGATGAATCGTGCTTTTTCACTTAGCCACTGAATCTCAGCATCCAGCTGCTTGAGGAGGTGCGCCTTGCGTTTCTTGTATGTGCCGATCCGAATTTCCATATAGTCCATGAGAATCTCCTCGGGACTATTGTACTTTTTGACAGCTCCGTTCGGTCCGATGAGGTACATGTTACTCGTGTGAATCGTCTTGGTCAGGCTGAGATCTTTCAAGTCACCTCCCCAGATGCGAAAGTCTGGGGTTGTCTCCGTCGAATGATTCTCGTACTTTTGGATCTTACCCTTTTCCAAAAGATCGTCTAGATGTTCCTTGAAGTCCTGAATCCACTTTCCTGGTGGGAGCTCGGTCACGTGCCACTGACTCCCCTCCTTTTCTACAAGACCCTCCATGACCCATGTGTGCTCCTTCGTCTTTGTAATCTTCCCCTTGAACCCCTTGAAGTGGGGTTTCATAGCAACCATAGGAACCTGGTCAAGCCCACACAGGATGTTGTGCTTGACAGCCTCTGGGTCAAAGGGTGGTACGTAACAACTGAAGCCCGTGCCGATACCCTCTGCACCATTGATCAGAATCATAGGCACGATGGGTGAGTAAAACTCAGGTTCCACCTTCTGCCCGTCGTCCATCACATATTTTAGAACAAAATTGTCAGACGTATCAAAGATGGTCTTGGTCCAGGGTGCAAGGCGTGTAAAAATGTAACGGGAGCTCGCTGCATCTTTGCCACCTGCCAACCGCGTTCCAAACTGACCGGATGGCTCGAGGAGATTCATGTTGTTTGAACCTACGAAATTCTGAGCCAAATTTACTATGGTTCCTTGGAGACTCGCCTCGCCGTGATGGTACGCCGTCTGTTCTGCCACGTAGCCTGCCAACTGTGCCACCTTCATATCTGTCATTAGGTTCTTCTTGAGACACGCGTAAATCACCTTGCGTTGGGAAGGCTTGAGTCCATCGGAAACATGAGGAATCGACCGCTTAATGTCCTCGACGCTAAAGTTGGACAGGTCGCGATGGACGAAATCACTGACACTCAGCGTTTTGACCGTTCCGTACGGAATAACCTTTGGCGGTGACGCCATGTGTTGTGTGAGCCAATCCTTGCGGTTATCAGTGAGCGCTTTGGCAAAGGCGAGTCGCATAGACTCGTCAACGCGTGCATCCGAACTGAAGGCGACCGTTAGACGCTCAATCTGTTTGAAATATTCTTTCGCCTCTGCGCTCGTGGATGTGCCCAGACCCTTGTAGTACTTTGTTCCAGTCGGCGGAGCCGACAGTCCCTGACACGCCTCCCTAAAGGCTTCCTCCGTAAAGTACCACGTCTTTCCCGCCTTGATAACTGGGGTAACCATAGAGACCACAAAGCCCAACTCGATAAGTTTCGGCCAGTACACGTGGAACATGTTGAGGACCAGACCCTTGATGTGTGACCCGTCTAGATCGGCATCTGTCATAATCATGAGACGCCCGTACCGCAATTCTCTCAGAGAATTATAGACCTTACCATGTTGGAGCCCGAGGATCTTCTTCAGGTTGGAGAATTCCTCATTATCAGTCACCTGTTTTACCGAAGCATCTCGAACATTGCGCGGCTTACCCCGGAGTGGAAACACGCCGAATGCGTTGCGTCCTACGACACTCAGACCGGCAATGGCAAGAGCTTTCGCCGAGTCACCCTCGGTAATAATAAGCGTGCACTCGTGCGATCTGTGAGTTCCAGCCCAGTTGGCATCATCGAGCTTAGGAATTCCCGAAATGCGCGCCTTCTTGGACCCATCTGTCTTCTTGAGCTCTTTGTCGACCTGGGTGAGTCCCTTGGACAAGAGATCCTCCAAGACACCCGTCGCCAGGACATCCTTGATGAATTTTGGTTTAAAATCAATGGTTTCAATAATTTTTGAAGTACACTCAGCCTTGGTCTGACTGCTAAATGTGGGATTGACTATGACGGCTCGCACAAACACAAAAAGTGACGACTTGATTTGGGCTGGTTTAAGCGTCGAGCACCGCTTGTCCTTGGAAATTTCGTCGCAAATTAACTTGGTAACCTTGTCGACGTGAGTTCCACCCTTGGTGGTGGAGATGCCATTCACAAAGCTAACCTGCTGGAAAGCACCGGACTGGGAATGTCCTACGACCACATCAAAGTTATCGGTGTGCATCTTGGATACATTCGTAAGACCGTGCATCCGGGCATAGTCCTCGAGGCTCGGAGTATTGAGCAATTTTGTATTAAAATACACCTGGGACTTTGAACACCACATCGCCGCGTCCCATGTACGTTTCTCCACGAGCTTTGCAAAGTCACCAGGACCACCGAAGCGCTTCCAATCCGGTGCAAAAGTCACAGCCACTGACGGCGTCAGCTTTTCTTCGGTTATGACCGGGGCTTGGACCTTGCTCATGTTATCGGTCCAAGTCTGCTCATAGACCTTCTTACCATCACTAATTTTGATCCTAAATAGGGAGCTGAAGACGTTGGCTAGCTTGGCACCGTATCCGTTTCGTCCACCTGTGACTCGCTGCTCATCATCATTATAATTGGAACTGGTCAAAAGGTGCCCAAAGATGAGTTCAGGGATCCAAAGTGGTTTGCCGTCCGCGCCTTTCTCGGTGGCGTGCTTCTTGATGGGGATGCCCACGCCAACATTGTAGACCGTCACCGAGCCATCAGCCCCGGACCGAACCTCGATATACGTCACCTTCTTGGGTTGGAGTGAATATTGGTCGATGGCGTTGACCAGCACCTCGTCAAAGATTTTCACCAACCCAGGTGAAACAGAAAGCTCAGAAAGCTTGAAATTGTCCCCGTCTCGAATCCAATAGGAGGAAGATTCGGGAGCGAGGGATCCGACATAAGTATCGGGACGTTTGAGAATATGCTCAACGTGTGTGAGCCGTTCATAGCTCATCGTTTGTGAAATTACGCGTTTCG